CCATTGGGAAAAAAGTAATATTTGACCTTGTACGGAATATTGTTCCAAATTTTGCCAGTTGTTCGGTTCCGATATTGTCAAACGACAAACTAAACACGTGATAAATTCCATTGTTATAAGCCACAAGACCGGCATTAACATTTCTCTCGTTATTTTCTAATCCGATTTCATCATGAGTATAATTGCTTGGATTATCATTAAAGTCATACGTCCCTAACGTCCCTTGATTTGTGTATATCATACGCATATTACCCATTATGCACCTGCCATTGTCAATGCTGATTGCTCATCATATTTTTTCATTAACCTTTTAAATGCTTCGGAAATATTAAACTCATCACCTAATACGACCCCCGCATTTAAATTGTACGTATTACTGATATTGTAATATGTCGGAGAAGAGGCACGCTCTACTGATGATACACCACTATTAGTGCTAACTGAATCTGAGGACTTTATTGTTGTTGTTGTAGGATTTGTAATTGTCGTAATTCCCGTATTTCCTGTTTCCAATAAAGACGCGTTTTGATTTTCTAATTCCGCTAACTGATTAAGAGATGAAACAGTATTTGCAACTCCTGTTACAAAACCTAACAATCCAAGTATAAATCCGACTGGACCCGAAGCCATCATCATTGCATTAACCGCATTGATTGCGTTCTGCACACCAGATATAACAATACCCATACCCTTTAACGTTGCCGAGTTTGTTGCTACACCTAAAGCTGTAATTGCTTGAGATGATGTACCGGCTAATTGTAATAGTTCATCATTTTTAACTTTTTCTGCTTCCACTTCATTTGCCCTTAATGTTTTACCAGCCTCTTCTATTTGCGAAGTTAACCATAATTCGCTGTCAAGTAAATCAGTATCTGATTGAATTTCTTCTTGCACCAATTGTTTCTTTTGTTCCGCTACCCATTGGGCAACCAGTACTTCACTTTGTCCAGCGTCAATCATTTTTTGTGCTTTTGTATCAATCAACTGAATTTCATAATCGTAACCAGACATTGTTAATTGATTGATTTCATTCCACATTGCCTCTGTAAGTTTAGCGCCTTCCGCCGCTTTACGAGCCTGCGTTTCTAACCAATCTATAACATCTTTTTCATCTTCTGCTTTTTGCTTTGTACTATCTTCTGGAGTATAAGGGGTCGCGCCTAATTTCGCCTTATCCCTATCCGCCGCCATTTGCTCATAAACAGCTTTAACATCATCGCGTTGTTTTTTTACAGCGTCTAATTGTAATTTTTGATAAGCGGCTTCTGCTGTTCGACCCTGTTCTAAAAGTCTTGTTTGCTGTGATTCCAGTTCTTTAACGTAATTATTCTGTTGAGTTAATAATTCTCCCTGCTTCGTTAATGCTTGGTCTAATGTTGGTAAAAGATAAGCAAAAAAAGCATTTATTAATTTCATTGCGTCTTTTAAAATAGGTGTAAACACATTACCTAACATCTTTGCAATTGAACTAAAGTAGTCTTCCATTATTTGTAATTGCCCATTATATGTATCCATTTCTTTTGTAGCCGTTCCGCCGAATTTATTTTGTATTTCTCCCATTACCCCATTAAAATCATCCGCTTGAATGCCATATCTTTTAAGAGCTTCAGTATTCCCCATATAAGCTTTACCAATTAAATTGGCGGAAGTTTCTAAATCAATTCCTTTTGCTGTTGCTAAATCCGTTGCTGTAGCTAAAGCGTTCATTGCCTCTCGTGCAGACATACCGGAATTTATCAATTGTTTCATTGATGGAATTAACTGATCGTCCGTAAACATTGTACTGCGTTCTAAAGTTGTTATATAATCGGAAACATTTTCACTTAAGTCGCTCCATTTTTCACCTTGATTTTCTATAACTGATTGCAATGTTCTCAATTGCTGTTCTTCTTTAGCGGCGGCGTTTATGCTGGATTGTAAAACCTCAAATGCTTTAGTTAACAGATATATAGCACTAATACCTTTTACAAGATTGCCCAAACTAGCTTCAAGACCTTTAATGCTAGGACTTGCTTTGTCGGTTGCGGATAAAATTATTTTCAACTCGGATGTTGCCACGTTTACCGCCTTTTTAATTTCGACTTAACTTCTCTTATTCTCGCTTCTCGTTCCATTTCTTTCTTTCGATAACTGTCGTATTCGTGTCGAATAATATCAAACCAAGTCATCATCTTTTCACTTTGACTTTCTAGCCCGCCGAACTTTGGTAGACATTTATTCTGTTCGCACCGATTGAACATCTTAATTATATTCCAATACTTCTGCTCAATCTTATTGTCATGGCGACCAGTTAATAAACATCTGACCGCCTCTATCAGTTTTTTACTTCATCATCCTTTGGCATTGATATAAAATTTATTTCTTCATTCAATTCACTTTGTATTTTGACGGGTAATTTCAAAACGTTTTCTACGGTAAAAGCCAAGTCCTCACCCTTTTTATTCTTAACGTTACGCCACCCGACCAGACAGGATGTTAGCTGTATCTTTTGTGCTTCACCGAGTTTAACCCGATACTTTCCTTTGTCATCAATATATGTTGCTTCGTTTTGAACACGGAATGACACACCACAAGTAATTTCTTTTAACAGAAATACGGAAGCATTAGGATTTCCCTTTTCCGCCTTTAATGTATATTCAACTGCTTCATCATTTATTATCATTGATATTCCTCCTAGTAGGACGCTTTTGTATTTTGTAATTCGCAAATCAATGCACCAGTACCCACCGCATTTGCTCCGTAGATTGCTTTGAATCCTATTGTCGCACCAATCACGCCGTCTTTGTCTTCAAATGGAGCTTCAACATATTCAACCTTTGGCATTTTAAAATTTAACTCTGCCTTTGCAGTTCCCGAAAGTGTCGCACCAGTTAATTTAATTTGAAGAGTAGAAGCCGTCTTATTGATAAATTTATTCCTTTCTGTTTCATCCACAAATACTATATCAAACGAACCCTCACACACAACCTCACCATAAACAATTTTACTTATAGTGTTGTTAGTTCCCACTCCCATAATCTTTTTTGCGTTATTGTTCGGCTCAATACTAAGATTAGTTATATCTGAATTTACAACACCGTCAATCAATACCTGTAAATTGCCCATAGAAGTAAACGGCTGGAAAGTACCGTAAGTTCCATTCATAACCGTTCCAGTCGCTTCGTTCTGACCGAGGAAAGATACTTGTGCTTTAATCGTATCATCCTCTGGGAAATCAAACCCGATTGAAGCAGGTACAAGTCCAACATAATTTTTAGCTACGTTTGTACCAGGGAGTTTGTTTGACGAAATCCAGACTGAATCAACCTCCGCCCCCTGCCGAAACTCGAATGTGTGCTTATAAGCAGTAATAAAAGTTCCGTTTGCCGAAACATCTGTAACCGTACCAAAGAACGACCGCAGAATTACGCCAAGTCCATTGTCTATATCAACATCGAAGTTTACCCCACCTTCAACTGACCGAGCTTTCTGATATGTCTTTTTAACTTCACGTCTTTGGTTAAGTTCTTTTATATTCTCGTTTGGAATACTTAACTGTAAACTTTCTTCAGAAGCTCCAATCCACTCAGATACCGTTCCACCTGCACCAAAAGCGGTTTCACGTCCTATCGCAATCCCTTTTAATTTGTTCAAACTATATATACCCATAATGTCCTCCTGTTTATTTTGTAATACGTTTTTTAAATAATACTGTGAGCTTACACGTTCTAAGCGTTTCGTTAGCTTTATTTACAACACCATACTCAACTTTTTCTATTTCTGATTGATACCACTTAGACCCGTCTTGTACTGGATTCTGGACGTTGTCAATGAGTAACTCTTCTACCCGCTCTGATGTTTCGGATAATGATTTTACATTGCTCCTCCTCGTTTGTGCTGTGATATATCCAAATATTAACTCTAAAAGTATAATCTTTCTTTCCGTAAGTTATTCCCTGCTGAATTTCCTTGTCGTACGGTTCAAGAACAATAGCAGGAATAGTTCCAAGAAAAACTCTATCTCCTATTA